TCTCATCATTTGTATCAAAAACTATTTGTAGTTTATCATCTAACTCAGAAAAAAAATTATCGTCATCTATGTCTTTTTTTAATGCAGTAAAAAAGTTTACGTGAAGTGTACCTTCATCTGTATCTAATAACATTCTTACTTCAATAGCTGGCATCATGCGACATCCTTGTTGATTATATTATATATCATTGCATCAATTCCTTGTTTATTCCAAAGATAATTTAAATGACAAGCTGCTCTATATTTTGTCCAAGAGAAATCAAACGGATTAATTGTGATGCCTAAGTTACCTAACATTACTCTTTGTTTATCACTAATCTTCTCATTTAACCATCTTTTACCTTTCTTAGAGCTATCACTATCTTCAATCTCTCTTAGAAAGTCGTCAGCAGATGCAATAGCTTGTTGTTTAGTACCTATACTTACCATTCTTAACTTGCCACCAGAACGCTTTACAATCCCACAAGACAGATTACCAAGGTCGGCAACAAGTGCAAAACCATTAAATCCTGTTGCAGATATGCATTTACCAGTTCCAAATACATCTGTCCATCTGAACGGAGAACGATCAATCAAATCAATCTCTGTCATATCAAATTCTTCTAAATCAGTATCTTGGTTCTGACCAAACTCATAACCACAGATAGGACATTCTCGAACACCTAACGGCACAACTGATTGACATTCAGGACAAGACTTTTCTGGTGCTTGACCACTGCCATCAGCTTTACCACCATCAAGATTAACATCATCTTCTAAAGAGCCGTGTGTTAATACAGATGTACCAAAGTCTAGTACAATACAATCTTTCTTAACTACATTCGGATGTTCATTAGGATCAATGGTGCGAAGACCTCTGCCAATCATCTGTACCATTGTAGCTTTATAAGAACAGGGTCTTGTTAATATGATACAAGACACAGGTGGTGCATCAAAACCCTCTGTCAACACAGCTACGTTTACAACAACCTGGAGTTCTCCATTTGCTAGATCATCCAGCATATTAAAACGAACATTTTTATCTGTTTCTCCTGTAAGCACCTCTGCTTTAACACCTTTATTAACAAACTCATCACATAAATCCTCTGCATGTGCAACTGTCGAACAGAACACCACAGTCTTTCTATCACTTGCTTTATTGTTCCATTCATCAACAACTCTTTCATTAATAGCTCGTTTGTTCATAATACGAGCTACTTGATCCATATCGAAATCAACCACTGTTTTCCGAACATTTTGTAATTCAGAACGTACACCCACGTCAATGACGTAGGTTTTTGGGGTGACAAGAAAACCTTCACGAATGAGTGTTGATATTTCAATTTGGTGGCTGCAATTGGTAAAGACCTCACGCAAACCCTTCTTATCCCCACGATTAGGTGTAGCAGTGAAACCAACGATTTCAACATTTTCATTAGTTTGTTTAGCATGATTAATAATCCGTAAGTAAGTATCTGCAACAATATGATGGCTCTCATCAACGACAACCATATCCATTGGCTGCATATGCTGCAAATTGTTCGGTCTTGATAACGTCTGAACCATAGAGAATACAGTATCACCAGACCAATCTTTTTCTTCAGCATTGACAACGCTGGTAGATATGTTCGGGTTAACTCTTTGAAACTTGCTCATATTCTGGTTAACAAGCTCATCTCTGTGCTGCAATACTAAAACTTTTCCATTGTTCTTATGACGTTTACCAATCAAAGATGATAACATAATTGTTTTACCAGCTCCTGTTGGAGCAACAACAACAGTATTACTGTGCTTATCTAAAGCATCTATTGCAGAGCTAACAGCTATTTCTTGATAGGGTCTAAGTAGCATTATTCATGTTCCCATCTGTAGAATATGTGATCGTTAATACGAACAGTTCTTGTAAACTTTTCTGACCAACTAGGACTTACATAATAAGCATGATAATGTGTCGCACCATTTGTAACATCAAACAAATATCCAGCCATCACTGCTTCAGCTATGTCAACAGCGAAACCCCAAGCAACCATGTCATCAATCTTTTCTGGTTTACCATCA